ATGAATAAGTCTATCGATGATATGATAAAAGATAATGAAAGATGATAAAAAATTTAGTAGGTGGCTTATTCGGTAAAATAGTAGATAATGCAGAAGGAATACTTGACAAAGTTATTACAACAGACAAAGAACGTGATGAGGCAAAACTCGCGATTAAAAGGGTATTACTTGAAGCCGAAAAAGAAGCTTTCGCGAAAGAAGTTGAGGACAGAAAGAGCGCTAGAGATATGTACAAAGACGATGCGATTATTCAGAAGATACTTGCCACACTCTTCACAGTAGCATACTTTGCTTTAAGTTTTGTAATGTTTAGATTCTTTATGATGGGTGATATAGACCTAGGGGAATTTGAAATAAGCTTTATATCAACAATATTCGGTGCTATGAGTGCCAAAGTAAATACGGTAGTCGATTTCTTTTTCGGCGGATCGTCTAAGAAAAATAATCAACAAATAAATAATAAATAATTATGGGACAAAATTCAACAGAGGTTGCTTATGGATTTGGTCAACTTGGGTCTACTATTACGCAGTTAGCTGCTCAAACAGTTACAGCTCCAGAAGATCACGTTATAGTAGCTATTCAATTTTTAGCAGATACTAAGCTAGACGCTTTAATCGCTGAAGACTCACAAAGATATGTTAATACCGCTGCAGCATCTCACACGGGAGAATACACAAGAATCGTGGCGCAGGGTAGTGGCACTACAAATAAAATTGAGTTTGATAATGGTAGTGGTGCTGCTATATCAAATGCTACAGCTGGATGCCAAGTAGGTGATCACGTATATGATAGTACGGGTGTTTTTCACGGTAAAGTTATAATGTTAGATCCTGATGGTGATAATACCGCTGAAATAATGTTAGATGCTAACGTTGCTATTACAGATAATGAAGTTTTACATTTTTCATCTAGAGCTCTACCAGTTGGTGGTGGTGGTCAGCAATTAGCGAGTGGAGATATTTTTCCAAAAGGATTAACTATATATGGTAGATGGACATCTATGTCTATTAATGACGATGATGCGGATGGAGGTGCAATCTGTTATTTCGGAAGATAATGCTAGGGCTGTCTTTAGGATTACAATACGGTGGATATCTAAATAATAATATTTTTAATTACTGTAGTGACTTTAGTAGTGACGCTGATAGTTGGCAAGCTTATAGTGTCGAAGATTCTGCTTCAGATTTAACTTTTGCTGCAAACGCAAATCCATACACAGATTTAGGCGGTAGTGCCCCTAACTCTTCTGGGTGGTTAAAATGTACTTACGGTGTTAATCAAACAAATACGAGTGGTGTACAGCTAATCATTGATGAATCACCTTTTTTTATTGATACATTAGAAGGAGATGAGTGGATATTTACTGGTAGTATATATGTTCACGATGATGATGAATGGAGTGGCGTTGATGGAACTACTATTCAATCTGGAATACAAATAAACAATACTACATCATATAAAAATATATATCCAGGTACAGTGCTTGATTTTACCTTTGAAACAGATAGTGCGAGTGGAAGTATTGACTCGAGTAGAATAAGATTTTCTAATAGAAAACCGCAGGCTAATGCAGTAATATATTTTAAAAATTTGTGCATAAACGTAAACAGGCCTTAAATAATAAATAATAATTAAATAAAATTAAATAAAATGGGAAAAAAAGAAAAAGTGATTGACCTTAAACCTAAGGTTGATAAAATATCAGACGAGCATTTAGCTAATTTACAAAAAGTAGTTAATACTATAAATGCAATACAATTTAATATAGGTAAAATTGAATCGCAAAAACATCAGTTACTACACGATTTAGATGGAGCACAAGGAGGGGTAAAAGCCTTGCAAGAAATGCTAGTCAAAGAATATGGTAACTACGACGTGAATATAAACGACGGAACGATTAATTGGCCTAAAGAAAATAAAGATGAAAAATAATATCATCAGAAAAATCACTATAGGTAAAGATTATAAAAATGATTCAATGCACTATGCCGTAGACCAAGAGGTTTACGGCGGGCATAAAATCTGTGACATAATAGAAGAGGAAGATAAATATTGTATTTATATAAGAAAAGGAGATACTGTTATACCTTGGAAAGATTTTAATAAAAACATGGCTATATCTATTGAGTATAATTTAGAATACTAATGAAAGCTTACAAAGAGTTTATAGTATCACCAATAGGTGAGAGATATAATAATTCTAAAGAAGTTGATGGTAAAGAACTTATATTAAATACAGAGATTTTTAATCATCAGTTTATAAACAGATTAGCATTAGTATTAGAAGCCCCAATATTATTTGATACACCTATTAAAAAAGGAAATGAAATAATAGTACATCATAATGTTTTTAGAAGATGGCATGATGTTAAAGGTAGAGAAAAGAATAGTAGATCATACTGGAAAGAAGATAAATACTTAATATCTCCAGATCAAATATTTCTTTATAAGAAAAAAGACTGGATGGCTATGCCAGGTTACAGCTTTGTTCAACCTATAAAATCTAATGATAAAATAACTAATGATACTGAAGAACCTTTAGTAGGTATAATAAAGTACTCAGATGGTAGCTTTAACAAAGGTGATCTAGTGGGTTTTACACCAAATAGTGAATACGAATTTATAATTGAAAACAAAAGATTATACAGAGTATTAAATAAATTTATTACAATTAAATATGAATATCAAGGAAACGAAGAAGAATATAATCCAAGCTGGGCACAAAGCGGTTGAAGAGCTAATTAAAGTTGCTAAAGAAGCTATTGTTGATTCTGGCGATGATGTTTCCGCAGATAGATTAAAAAACGCTGCAGCTACAAAAAAGCTAGCTATATTCGATGCGTTTGAAATTTTAAATCGTATACAAGAGGAGGAAGCGCAATTAGCTGGTAAAATCCAAGACAAAAAAGAAGTCAAGTTTAAAGGTTTTGCAGAAGGTAGATCAAAATGAGTTACAAACAAACGTTATATAAAGTAGTTCAGCCTATAAAACTAAACACTATTAAAAGACTAAATAAGTCTAAAAAATGGGAGTATGGTTACAATAAGGAAAGTGATATAGTATCTATATCTAAATCCGGGCAAATAGGTGAAGTGCTAGAAATACAAGGATTTCAAATAGCTTTACCCAAGCAACCTAAAGAAATATATAGTTGTAGTAAAATAAAGTCAGAGCAAAAATGGAAACGATTTCCAGTTAATCCTGATTTTAAAAGAATTAAAACAGTATTTGATTGGCAAGAGTATCCAGATGATTTTAAGCAAAAGCATTATGGATATATAGACGAAGAGTTTAAAAGAAGAGAAGAAGGTTTTTGGTTCATGAATAACGGTAAACCAACATATATAACAGGTACACACTATATGTACTTACAATGGAGCAAGATTGACGTTGGGGCTCCAGATTATAGAGAAGCAAATAGATTGTTCTTTATATTTTGGGAAGCTTGTAAAGCAGATAAGAGAAGTTACGGAATGTGTTATTTAAAAAATAGACGTTCTGGTTTTTCTTTTATGAGTTCAGCTGAAACAGTTCATCAAGCTACATTAGCTAGTGATAGTAGATTTGGAATACTATCTAAAACTGGTGCTGATGCAAAGAAAATGTTTACGGATAAAGTAGTACCAATTAGTATTAATTATCCTTTTTTCTTTAAACCTATACAAGATGGTATGGATCGTCCAAAATCTGAGCTAGCTTATAGAGTGCCTGCTAAAAAATTTACACGTAAAAAAATACGTGAACGAGAGGAGATAGACGATATACAAGGTCTTGATACAACAATAGACTGGAAGAACACTGGAGATAATAGCTATGATGGTGAAAAACTTTCACTATTAGTACACGATGAAAGTGGTAAATGGGAGAGACCCGATAATATAAAAAATAACTGGAGAGTTACAAAAACTTGTTTGAGACTAGGTAGTAGGATAGTTGGTAAATGCATGATGGGATCTACTTCTAATGCTTTAGATAAAGGAGGGGATAATTTTAAAAACTTATATAATAATTCAGATGTTACAAAACGAAATCGTAATGGACAGACTAAGTCAGGACTATATTCTTTGTTTATTCCTATGGAATGGAATTACGAGGGTTTCATCGACGAGTATGGACAACCTGTGTTTAGCACTCCTAGCGAACAAACGTTTGATCCACAAGGATTAGAAATCGATTATGGAGTTGTTGACCATTGGGAGAATGAAGCTGATGGCTTAAAAGATGATCAAGATGCTTTAAATGAGTTTTATCGTCAGTTTCCTAGAACAGAAGAGCACGCTTTTAGAGACGAGACGGGTCACAGTTTGTTTAATCTTGTTAAGATATATGAACAAATAGATTACAATGAAGGTAATAGAAACTCATCTGTGTTAACGCCTGGTAATTTTCAATGGATAAATGGCGTTAAAGATACTCAAGTAACTTTTAATCCAGATCCAAATGGAAGATTTAAAGTAAGTTGGGTACCAGGATTTAAATTACAAAATAACGTTATATTAAAAAATGGTGTAAAATATCCAGGCAATGAACACATGGGCGCGTTTGGTTGTGACTCGTATGATATATCTGGAACAGTAGATAGTAAAGGATCTAAGGGAGCTTTGCACGGATTAACAAAATACTCAATGGAAGATGCTCCTGCTAATACATTCTTCTTAGAATATATAGCAAGACCGCAAACAGCTGAGATATTTTTTGAAGACGTATTAATGGCGTTAGCATTTTACGGAATGCCAATACTTGCGGAAAACAATAAACCAAGGTTATTATACTATTTACGTAGAAGAGGTTATAGAGGATTTAGCATGAATAGACCAGATAAGATTTGGAATAAACTATCTGTTGCAGAAAAGGAGGTTGGTGGGATACCAAACTCAAGTGAAGATATAAAGCAAGCTCATGCTGCTGCAATTGAGATGTATATTAATGACCATGTTGGTTTATTACAAGACGGTACTTATGGTACCATGTATTTCAACGAGACATTAAATGATTGGTCTAAGTTTGATATAAACAAAAGAACAAAACATGATGCGTCAATAAGTACTGGATTAGCTATAATGGCTTGTAATAGACATTTATATAAACCAAATCCAAATAGAGAAAAAACACCATTAAATTTAAATATAACAAAGTATAATAATAAAGGATTTTCATCACAGATAATTAAAAATAAAATATGAGGTTAACGGAGCATTCTATAAATTTTCCATCACAAGCAGTTAGCGACTTAGAAAAGCTTAGTGAAGAATATGGTTTAAAAGTAGCAAGAGCAATAAGGCACGAGTGGTTCAATGGAACTACATCAAAATATAATAGCCATAAAAATAATTTTCACACTTTAAGATTATATGCTAGAGGAGAACAACCTATACAAAAATATAAAAACGAATTATCTATAAATGGTGATTTATCTTATTTAAATCTTGATTGGAAACCTGTCCCAATAATTCCTAAGTTTGTAGATATTGTAGTAAATGGAATGGCTCAAAGAAATTATGAGATAAACTGTTTTTCACAAGATGAGTATGGTGTTAGTAAAAGAACAGAATATATGGAATCTTTATTACGTGATATGCGTGCTAAAAATTTCGATAAAATAGTACAAGAGCAGTATGATATTGACATGAAGGAAAATGATCCTGAAAAATTACCTGATTCAGAGGAAGAATTAAAACTACACATGCAGTTGGATTATAAACAGGCTGTAGAATTAGCAGAAGAACAAGCTTTAAATGTTTTATTAGAAGGTAGTGATTATGATTTAGTTAGAAGAAGAGTTCTTTATGATTTAACCGTATTAGGTATAGGTGCAACAAAAACAACATTTAGTTTCTCTGATGGGGCTAAAGCCGAATATGTGGATCCAGCTGATCTTGTTTACTCTTATACTGAGTCCCCTTATTTTGATGATATTTATTATGTGGGAGAAACAAAAGAGATACCTATAAATGAATTAGTTAAACAATTTCCAAAATTAACAGAAGAAGAAATAAAAACATTAATAGATAAGCAAGGTTTTAGAACAGACAATGTATCTAATTCTGACAAAAACAAAGTACAAGTTCTGTACTTTAATTATAAAACCCACATGAATAATGTTTTTAAATTAAAGAAACTAGGTAGTGGAGCTGAAAAGGCTATAGAAAAAGATGATACATTTGACCCTCCAGTAAAAAGTATGGATGGTAACTTTGAAAGATTAGAGAGAGTTGTAGAAACTTTATATGAAGGAGTATACATTGTGGGCGCAGATAAAATGTTAAAGTGGAAAATGTGCGAAAATATGATGCGTACAGATTCTGATTTTAATAGAGTTAAGATGAATTACCAAATTGTAGCGCCTAGAATATATGAAGGCAGGATAGAATCGTTAGTTGGCAGAATAACAGGTTTTGCTGATATGATTCAATTAACTCATTTAAAGTTACAGCAAGTGATGGCACGTATGGTACCAGATGGTGTATATTTAGATGCAGATGGCTTAGCTGAAATAGATCTTGGTAACGGAACTAATTACAGTCCACAAGAAGCTTTAAATATGTTCTTTCAAACTGGTAGTGTTATTGGTAGAAGTTTTACATCTGAAGGCGAAGGTAATCCTGGTAAAATACCTATACAACAAATAAATAATGGAGTTAATGGTGGTAAGTTGCAAAGTTTAATTCAAACTTATAATTATTATCTTCAAATGATAAGAGACGTAACCGGATTAAATGAAGCAAGAGATGCTAGCACTCCAGATAGGAATGCTTTAGTTGGTGTACAGAAAATGGCGGCAGCTAACTCTAACACAGCAACTAGGCATGTATTACAGTCTATGTTATATATCACGGCTCAAGTAGCTGAATGCTTGTCACTTCGTATAGCGGATATAATAGAATATTCTCCAACTAAAGATGCTTTTATTAGAGCACTAGGAGCGCATAATGTGGCTACATTGGATGAGATGAAAAACTTACATTTATATGATTTTGGTATATTCATAGAGCTAATGCCTGATGATGAAGAGAAGCAAGTACTTGAAAACAATATTCAAGTATCACTGCAACAAGGTGGTATTGATTTAGACGACGCTATTGATTTACGTAATGTAAGAAATGTTAAACTAGCTAACCAAATGCTTAAAGTAAAAAGAAAGAAAAAGCAAGAGAGAGAACAACAAATGCAACAACAAAATATACAAGCTCAATCTCAAGCTAACCAACAAGCTCAACAAGCCGCAGCACAAGCGGAAGTACAAAAGAAACAAGGTTTAGCTCAAGCTGATGCTCAATTAGAACAAACCAAAAACCAGTTAAAAACACAATACTTGCAAGCGGAGGTTGAGGCTAAAAAACAACTAATGGCTTATGAGTTTGAATTAAACTCTAAAATAGAAATGATGAAACAGCAGACATCAACTCAACTTGAAGGAATGAGGGAGGATAGAAGAGATAATAGAGTTGATATGCAAGCTGCTCATCAAAAACAGATGATTGATAGAAAAAGTGGGGGTGTTCCGCTTAAAAGCTTTGAATCATCAGGTAATGATAATATTACCGGAGATGCAGGAATGTAATCTCTTAATTTTTAATATTTTATAAAATTTTATTATGGAAGAACTAAACGAAGAAGTTGTTGAGGAAACAACTGAACAAAATGACGAACAATCTTTAGAACAAGAGGTTGAGAACGTTATAGATGAAACTAAATTTGAAAGCGCTGGAGATCCAGATGTTATCAAAATAGATTTAAGTCAACCACCTCCAGTTGGGGAAGAGGTTGTTGAAGAAAAAGAAAATACAGAACCAGAGACTGTAGAAGAAGAACAACCTGTAATGGAAGAAGTTACTGAGCAAGAACCGCAAACAATAGAAGAAGCGGAAGAAGTTATCGAGGAAGCGATAGAAGAAGCTCAAGAAACTGGACAACCATTACCTGAGAATATTCAAAAGGTTGTAGAGTTTATAAATGAAACTGGTGGTGATTTACAAGACTATGTAAACTTAAATAGAGATTTATCTAATATGGATGACTCAGACGTATTAGATGAATATTACAGAACAACGAAATCTCATTTATCAGCAGAAGAAAGAAATTTCTTATTAGAAGACAAATTCAGTGTTAATGAAGATGTTGATGATGAAAGAGAAATTCGTAAAAAGAAAATAGCCCTTAAAGAGCAAGTTGCCGAGGCTAAAGCCTACTTAGACGGGCAGAAGTCTAAATACTATGAAGAAATTAAAGCTGGGGTTAAGTTAACCCCTGAACAACAAGAGGCTATTAATTTCTATCATAAATACAATAAAGATCAAGAAGGTCAAAAGAAGTTATCTGAAACAAGTAAGAAAACTTTTATGAAAAAAACCGATAGCGTTTTTAACAAGGATTTCAAAGGTTTTGAATACAATGTTGGGGACAAGAAGTTTAGGTTTAACGTAAAAGATACTGATAAAGTAAAGACAACTCAAAGTGATATCAATAATTTTGTTAACAAGTTTGTTGGCAAAGACAAAACAACAATTGAAGACGCTAAGGGTTATCATAAATCTTTATTTACTGCTATGAACGCTGATGCTATTGCTAAGCATTTTTACGAACAAGGTAAATCTGATGCAATTAAAGATAGAATTATTAAAGATAAAAACATTAATATGGATCCTAGACAAACGCATGGCGAAGTAAACGTTGGTGGTATTAAAGTTAGGGCTTTAGGTGAATCTTCTTCTGATATGAAAAATAGATCTTTTAAGATTAGAAAGAAAAATTAACTTAAAAAAATTATAAATTATGGCAATTACAAATGGACCTAGTTTGAATAGCGTTCCTGCTCCACAGCAAGTGGCTCTATCATCAAACTATATCGATTTTACGGCTGGTACTAATGACTGGTCGCAACAATACCTGCCTGACTTAATGGAAAAAGAAGCTGAAGTTTTCGGACCGAGAACTATTTCTGGTTTCTTATCTAAAGTTGGAGCGGAAGAGGCTATGACGGCTGATCAAGTCGTTTGGTCAGAACAAGGTAGATTACATTTATCATATACTGGTACAGTTGCTACGGCAGGTGGTATTAACGTTAACTCTGTTGGTGCTGCTTCAGTAATAACTTTACAGAAAAATATTGATGGTGTAGCTATTACAACTGGTGGCGCAACAGCTAACCACGGTGTTAGAGTTAATGATACTATTATAGTAGCTGACTCTGTAAACGGCGTTGTTAAATGTTTAGTTATAAAAGTAGATGATGCAGCAATTCATGTTTCTCCATATACTGTTGATAACTTATCAGATCAAACAACGGCTAATGGAACTACTATATTAGTTTATGGTTCTGAGTACAGCAAAGGAAGTTCTTACTTTTCTAACGCTACAGCGTCTACAAGTGGAAACTCTGCTGACTCAAGAACAGCTAACGAACCTGATTTTAAATCATTTTCAAATAAACCAATCATAATGAAAGATTACTACGAGGTATCTGGATCAGATGCTTCTAGAATTGGTTGGGTTGAAGTTGCAGCAGAAGCTGGACAATCAGGTTATTTATGGTATTTAAAAGCTGAAGCTGATACAAGAGCAAGATTTACTGATTACTTAGAAATGGCAATGTTAGAAGCTGTTAAAGATGGTACTTCTCATGCTGATGAGGTTTTTATTGCTGGTTCTACTCCAATTGGTAGTCAAGGTTTATTTGACGCTATTGAAGATAGAGGTAATATTACTTCTGGTATCACTGGTGTTAACGCTGCTACTGATTTAGCTGAGTTTGACGCTATCTTAGCTGAGTTTGATAAGCAAGGTGCTATTGAAGAATATATGATGTTTGTTAACAGAGCTACTAGTTTAGCTATTGATGATATGTTAGCTTCAATGAATTCTTATGGAGCTGGAGGTACTTCTTACGGAGTA